TCGGTGTATACGCTCAGAGCAGCCACGGACACACAAGTGTATTAGGTCAAACGCAAGCATTTTCGAAGTGGTTCTGGGCTAATCACGAAGATATGGAATATATCAGCGCTAAGCTAGGTATCAACGCAAAGAAACTCAACCGCATTCTAACACTGGAGCAGTTACCGGATGAAGAACTATTAAAGGAGATGATGAAGCTATGCGAAAAGTAAAAATTTTCACTGCCAGTGACACTGATGGTGGCATTGATGAAGAAATCAACCAATGGATCAAGGAAAATAATTGTGAATTACTGGACGTCAGAGTTACTTATGACGTAAATAAGGTATACGGCTTCATGATAGCTACTGCCACGGTGATCTACATAGATAAAAACGAGGAATGATATGAAATATAAAGTTATCGTATATTACGACAATATGCCAGACAGTGAGCATATTTTTAGCAACAAGAACGACGCTATCAACGAATTGCACCGTTTGAGAGGCGTTAAATATCGCAATTCTAGGATGTATACGGTGGAGTTAGTCGAATGCGGTGGATAGTACGAGTAGCACGCACGATGGATGATGTTAAAGAGTGCCATTTCACAGATAAAGACAAGGCACTGAAACACATTGAAACGTTGAAAAAGTTAAGCATGGCAGTGGATGATGCCACTGTTTGGATGGAGGAAATTAACGATGATGAACAAGGATGAAGCAGTACAGAAATTGGCAACAGTGGGGCGCCTATCAATAGCACACGCTGAGGACTTATACGATTCGTTCTTTCCTAAACCAGTAGTACCACAATACGTGGCAGATTGGTATGAAAAACATAAGGACATTTTAAACGAAGCTATTTGGGAATATCTGGTAAATTGGGATGATGCAGACCAGAATGATTTCAAACGTTGGATGTACAAGGCTTATGAAAACGGAGCTATCACAACCCTTGCCAACATGCACCAGTTTGGGTATGAGGTTGAGGAAGAGCCTAGATATATGGTTCGGATTAAAGGAATTGACGACAGGTACGACGTATTCTCTTGTGAAGGCGTGGAAGTGAAAGAGGTGGAATAGGTGAACAGACTTAAAGAGTTGCGGGAATCACAGAAAATGACAAGAGTTGAGTTGGCCGAGAAAATTGGGGTTACAAAACTGACCATTCTTAATTGGGAACATGGCACCCATGAAATCAAAGGAAGTAACGCTAAGAAGTTAGCTGACCTCTTCGGTGTATCAATCCCATACTTGCTAGGGTACGATACTGATAACACATTCTCGGATTTAATCACTAAAATCAACCATTGGGCAGACGAACGCAATTTAAAGCAAGCTGACCCTAAGATTCAGTGGATGCGTATCACGGAAGAAGTCGGAGAAATTCGGGATGTACTCTTGAAACCGACTAAATTCACAGACCCACAAATAGCACTTAAAGATGCAATCGGAGACACACTAGTAACGATTATCGTGTTGGCACATCAATTAGACCTTGATGTCAATGAGTGTTTAAATATTGCATACGAGGAGATTAAGAATAGAAAAGGAAAAATGATAAATGGAACATTTGTTAAAGAGGAAGACCTATAGAGAGCTAAACGTAGCCATTGCCTTACTACTGGCATCCCTAATTATCAATGTTGGAACGTTAATCAGTGTAGTCAATAGACCAGTGAAGCCTATTATCGTGTATAAGGCCGATAATGCCGCTGTAATGCACGGGAAAATCACAGGTAAGCAGATGATAGGGAAATTATACACCCTCGATTGTGGGGCGTATGGTAAGTTTTTAGTGACAAAGGAACAGTATGACAGCGTGAATGTTGGGGATGATATTCCTAGTTATTTGAAAGGAAGAGACAATGAACCTTAAATTTAGAGCGTGGGATCTTGAATATGAAAAAATGGTTGGAGTCGATATAATCAATCTAGAAGATGGAAAACTTGATTTTATCGGAGATGGCATTACCTATTTTCGTAAGGCCAAAGACATAGAACTAATGCAATCAACTGGACTAACCGACAAAAATGGCAAAGAAATTTTTGAAGGGGATATTCTTGGTACAGACGGTGGATTGTTGGATGGTGTAGTCGAGTACAGAACTGATTTAGGCATGTGGACGAATAGTTTGCTTAGATACAATAATTTTGAACGATTATGCAGCATAGCTAATTCAAGAGAAATCATCGGGAATATATTGGAGGACGGTGAGTTACTTGACGGTGAAAATACAGAAGAAAATTGAGTTCGACAATGAATGTAAGTGTCTTGTTGATTATTCTGAATTAGAAAAGGCAATTCTGTGGTATCAGAAAAAACCTTCTTTAAGCAAGAAAAAAATATATTTGCACGGTCACTACCCTGCCGTTTCAATCCATAACGAAAAGATCCATGTACACAGGCTTTTAATGCAATATTGGCTAAGAACAAGAATTCCATTTGAATATAGTGTACATCATTTGAATGAGAATAAGTTGGATGCAAGAAAAGAAAATTTATCTTTGATATTGAATAAAGCTCATAATAGCAAACATAATAAAGGACGTATTTTTTCAGAGTCTCACAAGAGAAAAATAAGCATGGCAAATCATAATAGAAAAGGCTTAAAAATGAAAAAGCGTATTTCAATCCCATTAGAAGAGTTAAAAACGTTCTTGGTCGAAGGTAAATCAATAAATTGGATTGCATCACATTACGGGTGCGATTGGTCAACTATTAGAAATAGAATCTACGAAAATCCAGAATTATTAGAGGTAATGAAATGAATAAACGACAACGAAAGAAGCAGTATACCAGAGCATTTAGCAAGGCTTATGATGAAAGCCTGAAATACAAACATTGTGAACGAAACATATCGATATCTACATTCACAAATCCAAGAGGAATACCAATTATGTTTCTTTCACTTAAAACTTAATGAAATTGACTTTTGTGAGGTAAATAATGACTAACGAAAAACTAGGCGTGCTGCTATTAGAGTTACCAGAGCCGAGCTTGAAATATAACTATTTGTATTACGAAAAGTTGGATTGTTACAAAGAACTATTAACGGTAGATTCAACCGACGACAAGTGGGAAGTAAGTTTTTACGGCATCCAATGCACCGAAGAAGAAGCAAAAAAATACCCACAATTCAGATGGTTGTCGTTGGAGGAATTATGAAAGAATTATTAAAAGAAATTTTAAAATGCCGTGAGACTTCTGAAATTCCTGTATCTATAAAAATCCAGAATTACTTGAGGAGTTATTAAGACATGAAGAAATATGAATACGCTGGATTAACTAAAGAGCTACATCAAAGGTTAACTCTAGAGTTTGATGCATTGAGGGAAGAACATCTCAGAACACTCACTAAATATATAATGGAAACCAAGAAATGCAATAGAATGGAAGCTAGAAAATATTTTCAAAGGTTTGATAACGTGGTTAAAGAGCGTTCGAAACTATCACATACAACGTTAGAAGATATGAGTGAGTATCTTACTGACGGACTAGTGAAAGACTTAGAGAACTATCTGTCAAAACACTGTTTTAGTAGCTCCGCAAAGTGTCGGCCAGATACCGACAAGAGAAATGCTGGACTGCCTGAGGAACTCTTTAAACAGTATTGCGAGGAAATCAAATCATTAAAAGCTAAATACCCAAACAGCTTCACCGCTTACATCATGGATGTAAAAGGGTGCAAATATCAAAAAGCCAATAGCATACGGACAGCGATAAATACACTCTATACAGAGATTGGGATAGTGACACCTCGCAAGGTAATCCAACTTGAAGGTCTTCTATCTAGAGAGCTATTTGGCAAAATAGCTAAATATGTATTTAATAAGTATGAATGGCCTGAAAGCCTAGATAGCGAAGTTGATCGTATCTATTTAGAATATCGCACTCAAGGTGATTTAGGTCTTGAAAAGGAAAGTGTCAAGCGTGCGCTATATAAAGCGATTTCTATGGGCTTGTAGCGGTTCGAATCCGCTATAAGTCATTAATTACATTAAGTTTGGAGGTGATAACAGCGTAACTGTCGCTATAATTCAAATTCTTTATTCTTGTAGCTTGTGAGGGTTCGAATCCCTCGCTAAGCAGTTAGTCTGTCGTGACTAGGTAATTTTTCGACAAAACGTCAAGCTGACAGACCTTGACATAAAAATCCAGTAAATTTATAGAAAAGAGGAAACCAATACATACTTTTTTTACTCTAGTCTTGCATTGCTGGTAGCAGACTGGAATTTAATCTAAAGGAGGTGGTACAAGACTCAAGAACAAACGCTATTGTCTTTTCATGAAACCTCTTAATGTTTGTTTCTTGGTTAAAAAACAAAAAAAGACCGACACAATTGCCGGCACTTTATGAAAGTTAACACTACTATTATATCAGAGAGGTTAGTATAATGCTATTGCCGGAAATTGATGAGAAAGCAACAATCAAACGTTGCAAACGCAAACTTCGAGAATATCCACGCTGGCGAGAGATTGCACACGATAGCGCTGAACAGAAAATAACGCAAGAGTTTACGTTTATGCCCCGTGGCACAGGTGGAGTAAATAAGCCAGTTGAAAACATTGCAATTAGGCGAGTTGATGCACTTAATGAGTTGGAAGCTATAGAGCAGGCCGTCAGTGGTCTATATCGTCCAGATTATCGTAGGATACTGATAGAAAAATATCTAGAGTTTCCACCCAAACCCAACTGGCAGATAGCTCAATCAATCGGCTTTGAACGCACTGCATTCCAAGAGCTTTTAAACAACTCTATCCTAGCTTTCGCAGAATTGTATCGTGATGGTCGGTTAATTGTGGAGCGTTGAAAAAATGGTATTTTAGCGGAATTTTAACGATCTCTATTAACTGTTTTAAGTGGTATTATTATATTATCGAAGAAGAAAGAAAAGACGGCTCATTTGTGGGTTGTCTTTTTTTGATTAAGTAATGAAGGAGGTGGACATATTGGGCTAAATCAACGACAGAAAATATTTGCGGATGAATACTTGATTTCTGGCATAGCTTACAATGCGGCTCTTAAAGCTGGATATTCTGAAAATTACTCTAAAACTAGAGCTCATAAATTGTTAGAAAATGACAGAATCAAGGCTTATATCGAAGAACGACTGAAAGATCTTGAAAAGAAGAAAATAGCAAAACAAGACGAAGTTATGCAAGTCTTCACTTCGATTTTACGTCAAGAACTCATGGAAGAAGTCGTAGAGCTGAACGCCGCTACAGGTCAGTTTGTTAAAACTAAGAAGCCTCCGTCAATCTCCGAAGTCATCAAGGCAGGAAGCGAACTCATGAAACGCTACCCAACTGAAAAACAAGCTGAGAAGATGCAACTCGAGATCGACAAACTCAAGGCCCAAGTCGGTGGCGATGAGGGTCAAGATGAGAAAATCGCTGGTTTCCTAAACCTCATCAAAGGAGCTGTAAGCGATGGACTTGAGTAAGCTCTATACCAAGAGACAGTTGGAAGTGCTTAACTATATCTGGAATCACGATTGGTTTATCTGTGGGCTTCATGGTGCTAAACGTGCTGGTAAGACTGTAGTTAATAACGACACTTTTGTAACTGAGTTAAGTCGTGTCAGAAAGATTGCTGACTGTTTAGGTGTAGATGAACCTATCTATATCTTAGCGGGTACGTCTTCAACGTCGATACAGAACAACGTGCTGCAAGAACTTTATAATAAATACGGCTTTGAACCCAAGTATGATAAGCATGGGTCTTTCGTGTTTTGCGGTGTAAAAGTTGTCCAAGTTTACACTGGTTCAATTAGTGGTCTTAAACGTGCCCGCGGTTTTACAGCGTTCGGCGCTTATGTTAATGAGGCATCACTTGCTAACGAGTTTGTTTTCAAAGAAATCATCTCACGCTGTTCTGGTGAAGGTGCTCGTGTGGTTTGGGATAGTAACCCAGATAATCCCAATCACTGGCTTAATCGAGATTATATTGGCAAAAATGACGGAAAGGTTATAGATTTCAGCTTCAAGCTTGATGACAATACTTTCTTATCAAAACGCTATATAGACTCTATCAAAGCAGCTACGCCCAAGGGCAAATTCTATGATAGAGATATTTTGGGTAAACACTTGCCCCGCTGTTGAGTGATCAGCAGATGAAAAACTGGGTTAAAATTGGAAGGCTAAGTTTTGCAAAACGCACTTTAATATAGTATAGTATAAGATATACTAGGAGTGCGGACATGAATTTAAAGATATATTCAATCACAAATAAAATTAACAATAATAAGTATATTGGCGTTACAAAAGATTTAGATACGAGAAAAAGAAAGCATTTTTGGGAGTTAAAAAACAATAGACACTCAAACGAAAAACTCCAAAGAGATTACAATGTTTTTGGGGCTTCTGCTTTCGAGGTCGAAATTCTAGAAGAATTAAAATACGCCACCAAAAAAGAAGGTTTTAAAAAAGAAGTTTTCTACATTGGGAAATATAATTCTTGCGATGATGGCTATAATATGAGCTACGGTGCTGACGGAAGTAACTTGTCACAGATAACAGACGATACTCGAGAGAAACATCGTCAAAAAATGTTTGGCAATACTTACTGGCTTGGAAGAAAGCACACCGAGGAAACCAAAAAGAAAATCGGTGATGTACATCGTGGAAAAACAGTTAAAGCTTCTACTAGAAAAAAACTATCTGAAAAAGCTAAGGAAAAAACTGGAGAAAAAAATCCATTTTATGGCAAACAGCACACAGATAGAACGAAGCTTAAACTTAGGGAAGCACGAAGTAAAAAATGTCGATGTATTGAGACAGGTGTTATCTATAACTCTGTCAAAGAATGTGCTGAAAAAATGGGGATTCCAAAAGCTCGAACTCATATTAATCAAGTTTGTTTAGGTAAAGCTAGACAAACACACGGATATACTTTTGAATTTGCAGAATAAGCTAATCAATTACCACTACTGGCAGAAATGTCAGTAAGGTTTAACGACTAGATAAAGTAAGCTAAGTTGAATCGGCATGAGATCATGACCGGTTTTTAATATGCCTAAATATCCACGAAATCCAGCTCTCTTAACAAGAGATGAAGAGATAGTCTGAACTTATGGGAAACCATAAGAAGCAGGGGATAAAGAGCCCTTGCGATAACAAATAATGAAGTGGACAGTAGCAGAGGGAGCTATCTACGCTGATTATGACAGCAAGATACACGTAGTTGATGAATTGCCAGATATGAAACGATATTTTGGCGGCATTGACTGGGGTTATACTCACTACGGCTCTATCGTGGTAGTTGGTGAAGGTGTAGATGGCAACTTCTATCTTGTCGATGGCGTAGCAGCACAATTCAAAGAGATAGACTGGTGGGTAGAACAAGCAAGGAAACTGACTGGCATCTATGGAAACATTCCGTTCTATGCTGATAGTGCCCGCCCTGAGCACGTAGCAAGATTTGAAAACGAAGGCTTTGATATTAGTAACGCTAACAAGTCAGTAATTGCTGGCATAGAACTTATCGCTAAATTATTTAAAGAAGAAAAATTATATGTTAAGCGAGGATTTGTACCTCGCTTTTTCGACGAGATCTATCAGTACCGATGGAAAGAGAACAGCACGAAGGATGAGCCGTTAAAAGAATTTGATGACGTGCTGGATAGTGTGAGATACGCTATATATTCTGATTATGTCATCAGTAGTACAGAACGAGCAAGCTATGATGACTTGCTTAGTATGTTTAGTTAGGAGGAATGATGGAACAGACATTATTTACGGACAGTACTGGACAAGACCTAGTTTTGAACTTACGCTTCCATCGAGAGTCTCGCATTCGCTATCGAGCGGATAACTTAGAGGAACTCATGTTTAATAATTGGGAATTGTTGGAAAATTTCATCAATCACCATAAATTGAGACAAGCTCCACGGATTCAAGAGCTGTTGGACTATGCCAGAGGTGAAAACCACGACGTTCTCAAGTCTGGTCGTCGTAAGGATAACGAGATGGCTGATAAACGAGCTGTGCATAACTACGGTCGTATGATTAGCAAATTCAAAACAGGCTATTTAGCTGGAAATCCTATCCGTGTCGAATATGACGACAACGAAGATAACTCACAAAACGATGATGCAATTAAACGCATTGGGCGTATCAACGACATCGATACACACAACCGAAATCTTATCCGAGACTTATCGCAAACTGGTAGAGCTTATGAAGTGATTTATCGAAGCGAGTATGATGAAACACGCATTAAGCGATTAAGTCCGTTAGAAACATTTGTGATTTATGACAATTCATTAGAAGATAATTCAATCGCAGCTGTCAGATACTACAATCGAGGCACGCTCCAAAGTGAAAAAGATGTAGTTGAAATTTACACAAACGAACACATCTATACGCTTGATGCATCAGATGACTTTAATGAAATTTCAGTTTCAACTCATGCATTCGGTACAGTACCAATTACGGAATACTTAAATAATGTTGATGGGATTGGTGATTATGAGACTGAGCTTTACCTGATTGATTTATACGACAGTGCAGAGTCTGATACAGCAAACCACATGAGCGATATGGCAGACGCTATACTTGCCATTTATGGAGACCTTGCCTTGCCTAAAGGTATGCAAGCTAGCGACATGAAACGCACGCGCCTCATGCAGCTTAAACCGCCTAAGTCAGCAGATGGTAAAGAGGGAGCAGTCAAAGCTGAATACCTCACGAAGTCTTATGACGTGTCTGGTGCAGAAGCATATAAGACACGGTTAAACAGAGATATTCATGTATTTACTAATACGCCTGACATGTCTGATAATCATTTTAGCGGGAATGCATCTGGTGAAGCGTTGAAATACAAATTGTTTGGGTTAGACCAAGATAGAGTTGATACGCAATCTCAATTTACGCAAGGTTTGAAACGACGCTACCGTCTTGCTGCTCGTATTGGTTCTTTGGTTAACGAATTTAAGGATTTTGATGAAAGTCTATTGAAAATCACATTCACACCAAACCTTCCAAAATCGTTAAATGAGCAAGTATCTATTTTGACAGGCTTGGGTGGTCAAGTTTCGCAAGGAACAGCTCTAAGATTGTCTGGATTGGTTGAAAATCCAACTGAGGAACTCGACAAGATAAATAGAGAAGTGTCTGAAATCGATTTTAAGGGGTATTCTAACGACTTTAATGAACACGTAGGCAAATATACCGACGATGTAAAAGAAACGCATACAGACGATTTTGAGAGGGTTTATGAATGACATACTGGTCAAAGCGTACCCTTCGCGAGAGAGAAGCGAGCATAAAAAAGGGCGAAGCTGAGTTTAAGAAAGAACTTGAAGCACTATATAATTTGCAACTCTCACAGCTCCGAAAAGAACTTGATGCTTTTATCCAAAAATATGCTAACAAAAATGGCTTAAGCGTTAGTGATGCTAAACGAAAAGCTGACAGCTTTGATGTCAAGGCTTTTGAAACAAAGGCTAAACAGTATGTAGCTGATAAAGATTTTAGTCCAAAGGCAAACAGAGAGCTTCGAGACTATAACTTTTCTATGTCGGTTGGTCGTCAAGAACTGTTCATTCAAGAATTAGAGCTCGAACTATTAGCTCTATCTGAGAGCGAACGACAATTGACCGATGATTATCTTAAGAATGGTTACAAGAGTGAAGTTGCAAGAGAGAGCTTACTTGGCCAGACAGTACCGAGCGGTAAAACTCTTGAAAAGTATATGAATACAGCCGTCAATGCAAATTTTGAGGGCGCTAAATGGTCAGAGCGAATCTGGAATAGACAGGAAAAGTTACGAAAATTAGTTAAGAATGAAGTAACAAGAGCACTGATTCGAGGCGAAAATGGTTTGACTATTGCGCGTAAAATACGCAAATACATGGATGCTTCTCGTTTCGAAGCTGAACGATTGGGAATCACAGAGCACGCAAGAGTGCAGACATTGGCTCAACAAGTGATTATGAAAGATAATGGCTTTAAGCGTTTCAAGCTCATGCCAGAATCGATAGCGTGTGACATTTGCAAGGATATTGGCAAGGAGACGGAAAAGAAGCCTGTCAAAATTGCTGACATGGAAATCGGAACGAATGCTCCACCCATTCACCCATACTGCCGATGTGCAGTCGTTGAGGTTGAATAGTGAGTGCACCATGTTTGTTAAGAAACCGTAGAGGGCGAGCCTCTAATGGTGCATAGGGCTATTTTAAGCCCTAAATAAATAATACTAGCGTGGCTCGTAAGTGAATACACTAGACAAGACTAGATAAGGAGTAGCTAACCATATCGTGGCTTAGAAGGTGTTTTACATATGAGACTAGATAGGAGAACAAAATGGAAACAGATAACACAACAGTCGAAACGGTCGAAGATGTAGAAGTAAGCCAAGACGTTGATAACAATCAACCGAGCGACTTCCAAGCGCCGCAATCACAGTCAGAACTGGATAGCATTGTGAACAAGGCAGTCCAAACTGCTTTGAATAATCATAAGAAGGGCGAAGAGAAACGAGTAAACGAAGCTATCGCCAAAGCCTTACAAAAAGAACAAGACTATTCAAAACTATCTGCTGCTGAGCGGGCTAGCAAGGAATTTGAAGACCAAAAAGCAGAATTTGAAAAACAAGTAGCACAATTTGAGTTTGAAAAACTCAACATGGCAGTCAAAGAAGACCTCGTTTCAAAAGGTCTACCAGTTGAACTAGCTGAAATGTTTAGTCATGCTGAGAATGCCTCTGAAGCTCTTAAATTGGTTGGTACTTTTGAAAAAGTATTCAATGACGCAGTAGCTGAGAAAGTCAAAGCTACTATCCGTCAAAATACACCAAATGCAGCAAGTTTTGGTGGCACTCAGACAGATAACTTCGGAGCTAAACTTGCTAAATCTACGAACGTAACGACTGCTCGTTTTATCTAAAGCAGAAAGGAAATTTTAAATGCCAACACAAACAATTTTCGACACATCAAACATTGTCCGCTCATTGCCTTATAAAGCAGTGTCAGCGACTGTAGACAAATCATTTTCAGGTGTAACCGTAGATGGTAAAAAATATATCAAAGCAGGTACCCTCGTAGCAGGTAATGGCGGCTCGATTTTTGACGACCGCACAAAAACCGTTGTGGAAAACAAAACAGCACCAGAGGGAATTGTACTCTATGACGTAGACTTGACAATCGATAACACTGTATCAGTGCTCTATGCTGGTGAAGTTTACAAAGACAAGGTGAATGGTGGTTCTGTGGACAGCACAGTTACTAAAGCTTTGCCACTCGTTAAATTTATCTCTAAGAAATAAGAGGAGGAACATTAAAACATGGGACTTATTTACGATAAAGTAACAGCATCTAATATTGCTGGATACTTCAACACGTTGCAAGAAAATGTTGACTCAACATTGGGTGAGTCTATTTTCCCAGCTCGCAAACAACTTGGAACGAAATTGTCTTACATCAAAGGTGCTTCTGGTCAATCTGTTGCTTTAAAAGCCGCTGCATTTGATACGAATGTAACCATTCGTGACCGTGTTAGTGCTGAAATACACGATGAACAGATGCCATTCTTTAAAGAGGCTATGCTTGTCAAGGAAAATGACCGTCAACAACTCAATCTTGTGAAAGACACAGGCAATGAAGCGTTAGTTAATACAATTGTAGCGGGTATTTTCAATGACAATTTGACACTTGTTAATGGTGCGCGTGCTCGTCTTGAAGCTATGCGTATGCAAGTACTTGCTACTGGTAAAATTGCATTTACGAGCGATGGAGTTAACAAAGATATTGATTATGGTGTTAAAGCAGACCATAAGAAACAAGTATCTAAGAGCTGGGCAGAACCTGGTGCTACACCTCTTGCAGATTTGGAAGATGCTATCGAAACAGCGCGTGAACTTGGTCTTAATCCAGAACGTGCAATCATGAATGCCAAAACATTCGGTCTTATTCGCAAGGCTGCATCTACAGTTAAAGCTATTAAACCATTGGCAGGTGATGGGTCATCAGTTACTAAAGCTGAACTTCAGAATTATGTGGCTGATAATTATGGTGTGGAAATTGTTCTCGAAAACGGTACTTACCGAAACGAGAAAGGTGAAGTTTCTAAATTCTTCCCTGACGGCCACTTGACTCTTACCCCTAACGGACCTCTTGGAAACACTGTATTTGGAACAACTCCAGAAGAATCTGATCTATTCGCTGACAACACAGTTAACGCTGACGTTGAAATCGTTGATAACGGTATCGCAGTTACAACTACCAAGACTACTGACCCAGTTAACGTACAAACTAAGGTGTCAATGGTAGCATTGCCATCATTTGAACGCTTGGATGATGTTTACATGCTTACTGTAATTCCAGGTGTTTAATATGAATTACGTAGTAAAAGCGTTCATGGATAAAACAGACGGGAAAGTTTATTTTGCTGGCGACTGCTATGATGGCGAACGTACTGAAGAACTCATCGGGCTAGGGTACGTACAAGACGACAAGCCTAAGAAAAAGACTAGAGCTAAGAAAACCACTGAATAGTGAGGTATGGCATGATGACGTTAGATAAAGATAGAGTTATTAAGAATGTCTCGGTTGACCTTAACACTAATGATGATGCCTTGCTTAAAATTTTGCTAGAGCGTGTCGTTAACCACTTTAAATCAGAGTATGGTGTCGAAGAGATTGATGACAAGTTAGCATTCATTTTCGAGGATTGTGTCATCAAACGTTTCAATCGTCGAGGCGCTGAAGGTGCTAAATCTGAATCAGTAGATGGTCATTCAATGTCTTACTACGATAACGAAACTGAATTTAAGCCTTACGATAATATGCTTCAGCGTTTATATGGAACTTCTGGACAGTCTAAAGAGGGAGAGGTGTTATTCCTATGAGATACGCTGATACCGTAGTGCTAAAATATATCGATAAGACACCAAAACACTACGACCCTGATTTAGGACGTATGGTAGGCGGTAAGGAATGGACTAAGACAACAGCATGTAATGTGACTGGTGCTAGCCTTGAATTGCAAGCCAAACTAGGAGACCTGTTAAACGCCAATAGCATCGTCGTTAGGTTTAGAAGCCCTATCAAAGATGGAATTGACACGATTGAATATAACGGCAGCAAATACAAACCTGTTACTGTCAGAAGCTATCTAACCGGTCTAAACGTCATCTATGCTAACAAGGTGGTGAAATAACATGGCTACAATCGAATTTGAAGGATTGGATGAAATGGCTCGAAGTCTTCTTAAAAATGCCTCTTCAGAAAGACGTTCAAAGGTTTTGAGGAAGCATGGTTCAAAATTGAAAGAAGCTGCTGTTAAAAGAGCGCAATTCAATAAAGGCTATTCAACGGGTGCTACTCGTAGAAGTATTACTCTGCAAGTTCAAAGTGATAAAGCAATTGTCGAAGCCTTGACTAGCTATTCAGGGTATCTCGAAGTTGGTACTCGCAAAATGGAGGCGCAACCATTCATGAAACCAGCTCTTGATGAAGTGGTGCCTGAAATGGTCGAAGAATTAGCGAAATGGGATGAAACATGAAACAACCAGATCAATTACTTCATGATGAAATGTTTCGTATTAGTCATGAGTTAGGATACGACACTTACACATATTTGCCACCAGACGACGTGGCTTACCCCTTTGTCGTCATGGGGGAAACAATGGTCTTGCCACAATCCACAAAATCGCACTTGATAGGTCGTTTATCGTCTACAGTGCATGTTTGGGGACACGTTGATGACCGGAAAATATTATCAGATATGGCTGGGCAGTTAATGTCTAGCTTTTTTGCTATCAAAAAAATTGACGGCATGCAGTTTTCAGCCGAAATCAACGAGTCGTCAATTGATAGCAATCGAGACAATAGCACAGATGAAGTGCTATATCACTTCATCATTTATACTTATTTTAAATTTATTTAACAGGAGGAAAAAATGGCTGATATTAATAAAGAAGCCCTTTTGGGTAAAGATAAAATCTTGATGTTCCGAAAACTCGGAGACAAAAAAGCGGCAGCTAAACTTGCCCTACAAACAGAGCACGAATGGGAATATTCACGTGATGCAGATAGCACCAAAACCAAAGACGGTGCAGTTGTTGCCGACGGTGGCCTTGAAACTAAACTATCAATTAACGCTATTGGTACTAAAGATGACCTCAACGAAATGCTAAAAAAATCAGTAGTTGACGGTTACAAAGTGGAAGTTTGGGAAATTGATTTGGCTGACAAAAAATCAAATGGTAAATACGGTGCTCTCTATGCGATTGGACGTCTGTCTAGCTGGAAAGTACCGGCTAATGTAGAAGACCTTGTAGAAATTGAATCAGAATTGACTATTGAAGGTAAACCACAAGCTGGAGAAGCTACATTGACTGGAGAACAAATTAAAGAAATTCAATACACATTCCAAGACACTACTGTACCTTCAGGCCTCGGTGTTTAATAGTATGTAATTATCTTGAGCCAAACTTTTTTCGGTTTGGCTTTTTATTTTAGAAAAAATAGGAGTAAACAAACAATGCACACAATCACTATTGATAAAAAAGACTACACTTTGACTTTTGGATTTGATTTTATCCGCGAACTTGATAAACGCTACTCTATTTCAGATGGTGGTGTTTCGTTCGGTTTCGGTGTACAACACGCAGTCGTTGACTTGCAACAGAAAAATCCAGTAATTTTGCTTGACCTTATCCAAGCAGCAACAATTACAGAACGTCAAAAACCATCTGTAAAAGGTATTGAAGCATACGTCGTTGAAGAAGCTGAGAAAGGTCATCTTGACTCACTATTTGATGATTTTTTATCAGCATTGCGAACTCAACCTTTGACGAAAGCAACAACGAAACGAGTGGAAGAAGCCACAGAGTAGAAAAGACAACGAGTGATAACCAAAGTTCAGCTGAAGTATACGAGGAGTTAATCACGAATGCTATGGCTGATTTTGGCGTGTCATTGCTTGAAGCACGAAGAATGACACTTAAAGAAATGAAACTCTATCAGAAAGCGCATAAAAAACGTTTTTTGAACAAAGAAAGAGAAATATATCAACTTGCTTATCTGAATAGGTTGGCTAATGCCACAACTAAAGATGGCAAAAAGTATTATTTCGAAAAATTTGACGACTTCTATAATGCTAAAGAACGTGCTCGTGAAGTTTTGGGCGAAAAAATCACTAACAGCAAACTGTCAGAACGAGCTCGAAATAATCTTAATTATAAGAAAGAAAGAGGGTTGCTAGATGGCAGATAAAACGTTTAATGTAAGAGCAATATTGAGTGCTCGAGACAATGGTCTGTCTAGCGCGCTCAAAAAAGCACAACAAAACGCTGAAAACTTGGGAAAAACAAGCGCTAAGTTAGGATCAGTTTTCAAAAGTGTTTTGGGTGCTAATTTAGTTAGTGCTGGTATCACCAAGGGCATCGGTACTATAACCAGCGGTATCGGTGGAATGATTACAGAGCTTAACAATTCAACAAAGGCTTGGAAAACGTTTGATGGTAATTTAAGCCAGTTGGGATGGGGGAAAAAAGAAATTGCATCAGCTAAGAAAGCGATGCAAGATTATGCTACTCAAACCATCTATTCTGCCTCAGACATGGGGACCACATTCTCACAAATGGCTGCGATTGGTCGTAGCGATGCTGGGGATTTGGTGAAAGCCATGGGTGGTTTAGCTGCTTCTGCAGAAAACCCTAAACAAGCAATGAAAACCTTAAGCCAACAAATGGTTCAAGCGATGACCAAACCCAAAGTTTCATGGGCAGATTTTAAGCTTATGATGGAACAATCACCAGCGGGTATGGCTGCAGTTGCTAAAGAGATGGGTATGTCTCTCGATGAGCTTGTAACCAAAATCCAAAATGGAGAAATCAAGACCGACGACTTCACCGAAGCTTTCAAACGTGCTGGTAATTCCATGCAAGACTTAGCTACGAGATATAAATCTGTAGATGAAGCTGTTGGTGGACTTTATGAAACGGTTTCAAATAAATTGCAACCCGTTTTTGAAAAACTTAGTGCAAAGGCAATTAAAGGAATTGAAGGCATCATTGATGCTTTTAGCAAAATCGATGACAGTAAGATTCAGAACTTTGCTAACAATCTGAGCAAAGGCATTGATAAAGCGGTTAAAGAAGCAAGTCAGGCTGTGAAGGCTTTTTGGGAAGGCTTTAGCAATACTGGGGCTATAAAAGGTCTTAGCAATGCTTTCAGATATGTTGCTGGTCAGATAGGGTTAGCGTTTAAAGGAATCGATTTTAAAAACCTATTTAAAGGTTTAGGTAGTGTGTTTGGAGACATAGCTTATGGCATTTCAAGAACCTTAACAATTGCCACTAAATCAGTTAGCAACTTTATCAGCTCATTCGCTGATACAGGAGCATTCAAGGCATTTAAAACAGCCTTAGAAGATGTTTGGGTTGTCGTTAAAAAACTTGGTTCGTCACTCGCTGACGTTTTTAATAGCTCTGAAATGCAAACGATTATATCAGCTTTAGGTACAGCGTTTGGAACACTAACCAAGTGGGTATCACAAGCGGCGTCCGCAGTAGCTAATTTTGTAAGTAGTATCCCTAAAGGCGTCCTCAACGGTATCACAAGTGGGATATTGGCAATAGCAGCAGGTTTTATAACTGCTAAGGCTGGTATTTCAGTTTTAGGCGGTGCATTGAAAGGTTTGAACTTCATTAGTAGTCTAAATCCATTCAAGAAGTTCAGTAAAGATGCCGCAGAAGGAACAGAACAAGCTGCAAAGAGTGCTAAACGTTCTAAATCAACTATCACTCAATTATTCAGTGGGTTGGCCAATGTCATTAAATCAACAGGGACTAGCATTTCAACAGCTACAAAAGGCATCGGAACAGGGCTATCAACTGCTTTTAAAGGCTTTGGCCAAGGACTTAAATCAGCTTTACAAGGTCTTAAAGGATTGAACCCAGCGACCTTACTTTCATTCGGTGCTGCCGTAGCCGTTGCCGCAGTCGGTATTGGTGCTGGCATTGGCATCATCGTGTCTTCATTCACTTTACTAGCCACTCAGTCTAAAGGTGTTTCACAAATTCTAAAAGCCATAGGTTCAGCGTTCGGAACCGTTGTTGAATCAATCGGTAAGGCAGCAGGGGCTATCGTTGAAGCCTTTGGCACGGCATTCGGTATCGTCATTAAGGCAGTCGGTGAAGCAGCACCGGGACTAGCTAAACTTTCACCATTGGTTGAAGCTATCGGCACTGCTCTAGGAAATGCAGCACCATTCATTTCAGCATTTGGAGATGCGCTGACTTCTATACTAGGAGTGTTGTCAAATGTAATTGATGGCTTCACAAAATTTGTTACTGCTCTAGGAAACGCAATTAGTGGAATTGTCGAGGCATTTACTCCGATTGTTCAAATAATTAGTGACACAATCACTACAGTAACTCAAATCATTGCTAACGCTATATTGGCAATCGCACCAGTTATTGCGAACTGTCGCTCAAGTTATCGGACAATTTGGACCACAGATTGCAATGGTAATCAGTGCTATCGCTCAAGCTATATCAGCTTCAGCACCTATTATCATATCCTTGATTCAAGGTATTGTTACAGTCGTTCAGATTATGGCTCCAGTCATTAGTCAAGTGATCTCTGCCATCGTTGCGGTCGTTCAAACTCTTGCACCTGTCATCAGTCAAATTATTTCAGCGATTGTTACAGCAATCACTCAAATTGTGCCTATTATTACCGCAATTGGTGGTGTGATTAGTGCTGCATTCAGTGGCATTGCATCGGTTGTGTCAGCAGCGGGAATGGCAATCGCTACCGCTGCAATGGGTATCGGTACGGCAATATCTACGGCTTTGAGTGGTGTTGCAAGTGTTATCAGTGCCACTGGTAGTGCTATCGGTGCAGCCTTGCAAGGCATTGCTAGTGTAGTGCAATCGGTTGGTACTTCAATCAGTACAGCGGCTCAAGGTATCGGAAACGGCATCAAGTCAGCGTTTGAAGGTATCTCAAGCGTAATCACATCCGCTGGTAGTGCAATCAGTAGCGTATTGAATAGCCTAGCTAATGTGTTCAATTCAATCGGTACCGCTGCTCAAAAAGCGGGGTCTGGTTTCAATCAATTGGCCAATGGTGTTGTTAAAATCACAAACACTAACCTTGCTGACATGGCTGCATCTCTTGCGGCAGTCGCTAAAGGCGTCGGGTCGATTGGTGACAATTCAGCAGGTCTAGCACAAGCTGGGACTGGTATGACTAAGCTCGGAGATGGCATGAGTAAGGTGTCTAGTTCGGCATCTAGTGCTGTATCTGGATTGACATCATTCTCAAGTACGATTACAAGTATTCAATCATCATTCACTAGCTTACAATCATTGCTAACTACTGCCGGAACTGCATTCAGTACGTTCTCAAGCCAAGCTAGCCAATCGCTTACTGGCTTAACGGCTATTGTGGGGCCTATCACGACCTTTAGAGCTGAAATCATGACGTTGGCACCATCGCTTATGCAAGCCGCTACTGGATTGACACAGTTTAGCACGGTAGCTATGACACTGACAACAAGCATGACTTCTATCAGTACTGGCATGACCATGCTAACTACTAGCTTGACAACGTTAGTTACACAGCTAACAATGGCGTCAACCACCATGACTACTATGGCCACTAGCTCAACGATGTTAGGAACTAGCTTGACCTTGGTTGGTACTCAATTCATGATGGTTGGTACCTCAATGACCATGTTAAACACTCAATTCATGATGTTTGCTACAAGTCTAATGCAAATGACCAGTCAGTTAATGATGGCGGGCTCAGCGGTAACCATGTTTAGCTCTCAACTCATGAGCGCTCAAGCCGGTTTCAGCATGTTTGCGATGATGGCGACTATGGTAAGCACTCAGCTTACTATGGTGACAACCGCTGCACAAATGGCAGGGGCTGGGCTTGCACTCGTAAGCGGTCAAATCATGATGCTAGCAACTGTATTCGCAACAGTGGGAGCGGCAGCTATGACCTTACAAGCTACAATGATGTCGCTTGGTGCGGCAGTAAGTGCAGGCATGATGTCAGCGGTTCAAGCTGTTACGTCCGGAGCTATGCAAATGACTGCGGCTCTACGTTCGAGCGGAATGCAAATGGTTGCTAGCACGCAAGCCTTCATGAATCAAATTGTCGCAGCGGTTCGCAATGGTATGAATCAAGTGGTTGCTGCAATCCGTGCCGGTGGTGCTCAAATGGTATCAGCTATGCAGGCAAGCGGTCAGCAATTAGTGGCAGTAACACAAGCAGCAGTTAACCAAGCAGCAGCCGCAGCAAGAGCCGGTTATGGTGCTTTCTTCTCAGCCGGTGCTTACATGGGTCAAGGTCTTGCCGCTGGTCTTAACTCAGCGTTAGGAGCAGTTACAGCAGCAGCTAACGCCCTAGTAGCACAAGCAGAGAGAGCGGCTAGAGCAAAAGCCAAAATCAACTCACCATCACATTTGTTCCGTGATCAAGTCGGTTGGTGGATTGGTCTTGGTATCGCTAGAGGTATCGACGAATCAGCCCCAGAGGTTGCTAATAGCCTTGACTATATCCGTGACCAAGTCAACGGGTTCAACGTTCGAGCTAATGCCATGCTAACCGGTGCTACTTCAAACATGGCAAGTCAGCTCAAAATGGAAGTGCTCAGAGATAAAACCCCAGACGCTACGATTTCAGCCCGTCAAGAAGCCTACGCTGCTCACTCAGCCGGCTTGCTTGGTGATGTTATCGACGCTCTTGGAGACCTCAAAGAACAAATGGCACAAGGTCAAAATATGGTATTAGACACTGGTGCGTTGGTTGGTGGTACAGTCAACAATTTCAACAGCGCTATCGATACTATTAAAACACTGAAAGGACGTCACAGATTATGATTACTAAAATTAAAGAGTATATATCATTCGGCGATTTTAATAGTCGTGACGCCGGTTGGTATTTGCAGAAACGTGAAGCACCAACCCCAGACGAGAAAGAGATTGTCGAGTCAATCCCCTTCATGCAAGGGGTGCTCGACTTCTCTAGTGTGCTGGGTGAGCGTGTTTTCGAGCCTAGAGAGATTACATACGAGTTCAAATTGCCATTTACGGAGTATGAAGACCGTAAAACCGCAGAGCGTATGATTAAGTCTCAAATGGTTACTAAAACGGAGCGAAAGCTATTTGATACGCATGACCGCCGTTATTACTGGATGGGAAAAATCAAGCACATCAAAGTGGCAGACGACCCCATCAGAAAGAATCTGGTTGCTACAATCACATTCAAGTGCTATCCGTTCGCTTTCCATGAGAACGAATATTTTGACGATGTTTGGGATACGTTTGATTTTGAAAGTGATGATTCAACATGGACTAAATGGCAGTTAGGCTATACAAGGTCAGAAAAGACAATCTATTTTGTCAATTCTGGAGATACGTCTATCAGCCCAGTCATTTATTGTGATGAAGATATCACGCTTACTGATTCAGAGGGTGTTATTTACAACCTCAAACGTGGTGAAAACAGGGAGTTTGCATTGACACTTTATCAAGGAATTAACTATTTTAAAGCCAAAGGTAATGGCACGATTGCCATGCACTACAATAACGAGGTGATGGCATGAGTGCAAGCGGTAAAATCGAAGTATTTAACATTAGTCACACAGGCTACGCTGTCAAGGTTTCAAACCTCAGTAACGACACTGGTATCAAAGGGGTGTTGTTTCCAACGTGGAGCAGAAAAACAAACTACTCACCTAGTGCTGGTAAGGTTATCGACCAGGACGATATTATCTGGTATGACGGCGTAGAATGGGGCGGTAACTGGTATTGTACTGTCAATGTCTCAGACCACAATAACGAGCATGGGGAGTTTCTAACGCATGTCTATGTATCTGACAATAACGGTCAACTTGTCGGAGTTGGTGGTGATAAAATCGTGGTCCCAGAACCGCCAGCAACCAAACAAAAAGGCGGTTATGCCGTCTATTGGTGGAGTGATTTCAACTCACGGCGTTGGGATAAGCTCAATCGTACCACTACGGCACGCAAGACTATCCATGACCCGTACAGTCCAAGAGGCGGTACGGTCATTGTTGGTGAAATCAACCAAGCTCTAAACACCATTCATGAGTTCTCTTTCGCTATTCCGTTCACTCACCCTCTTTACAATAAAATGGTACCGTTCAAATCTATCGTAGAAGTGGTTAACCTCTATGACGGTAAGGTTGAGTTTGTGGGCAGGGTGTTGACATCTACGAATGAAATGACAACGAATGGGTTCGCTCAGAAAGTGACCTGCGAGGACTTCCTTTCATTCTTGCACGATTCTGCTCAGTGGTTCCAGAAATTACCGAACCAAGGAGCAGCGCCTTACTTAACTGAAATTCTAAGGGTTGCGAATGGTGAGGTCGAGGACTACAAACGCATTAATCTGGGCACTTGCAC